GTTGATATAGAACCTTTGGTGCTTGAAAAATGATATGTGCTTATGATAAATGTCAAGGTCTAAAAGAATTTGAACCAAAGACTCACAATCAAAAATATTGTTCTGATGAATGCTGTCGTATAGCAACTAATGAAAAATTAAAATCTGATTATTATGACAGAAAAGCTCGTCTGAACGGCAAGAAAAGAATTTGCAAGACTCCTAAATGTGGATCGGTACTTAGCAGATATAATGAAGGAAAAATTTGCAATAAGTGTATTGCTAAGGTTGAATCTGATAAGAAGAAAGAACTTATAGAGATGGTGAAACGTGTCTCTAGCTAGTCTATCCCGCCCTAATGCTCATAAAGTGCTAGGCATAGATGCCAGTACAAATAGCTTTGCTTTCTGTTTAATGCATGAAAAAGAAGCTGTAAAATGGGGCGAAGTTAGATTTGAAGGCTCAGATGTCTATGAAAGAATTCTTGATGCGAAGCGTAAGATAAGATCTTTTAAGCATGAATTAGATTTTGATTTTGTTGTAATGGAAGCAGCTATTTCAGTTAAATCTGTTGCAACAGGAATTAAGATGGCATACGTATTTGGCGTAATTATGTCAGAATTATTAAGCGATGGGGTAGAGGTTAAAGAAGTAACTCCAATTGCCTGGCAAAGTGCAATAAATAATAAAAATTTTAATAAATCTGAAAAAGAAGCAGTTAGATTAGAATTTCCTAATAAATCTGATAACTGGATTAAAAATAAAATTAGAGAAAAAAGAAAGCAAAAAACTATAAATTGGGTTAAAGATACATATGGGATATCTCTTGAATCAGACAATGTGGCAGATGCATTTGGGATTGCCGCTTATTATGTTGTGTCTAATACATAGTTTGCGATATTCCTATAATGTGGTACAATGATGTTATATGGGTAATGTTAAATATATTATAAAAATAGGAGATAAATTTAATAAGTTAACAGTTATTGATCAAATTCGTGTTTTTAAAAAAGATAGTAATCTATCTAAAGGTATGAAGTGGGTTTGTGTTTGTGAATGTGGCGGAAGCCCAAAACCTTGTACATCTTATGATTTAGTTAAGAATAAAGTTGTTTCTTGTGGTATATGTTCAAAGCAAGATGCAGGAGCTTCCTATAGAAAAAATGGCACGTCAAATCCTTCAAGAAATGTTTGGAGAAATTACAAACAAACAGCACTACGTAGAGGTCTTGAGTTTGACTTAGATTATGATTTTTTTATGTCAATTATTACTCAAGATTGCACATATTGTGGGTTATCTGAAATTAGTTATTTTAACCCTAAAAATAGTTGGGAAAAGCAATTCAGATATACGGGTATTGATAGAATAGATTCTTCAAAAGGATATTTAAAAGAAAATATTCATCCTTGTTGCAAGCATTGCAATATGTCAAAATCAAATAGAACAGAAAAAGATTTTTATGAATGGATTGAAAAAGTTTATAATAAAATGAAATCTTGTAAGGAGGTATAATGGCTAAAGGATATACACCTTGGGAAAACAAGGACTGGGTATACAAAAGATACGTAGTTGAAAAGAAAACTGTTCTTCAAATGGCTATGGAAGCTAGATGCTCTCATATGACTATTCAAAGAGCGTTGGAAAAGTTTGATCTTATTAAAAAACCTAGAAAGTGGACTAAGTAATGCCTTATTCAGATCCAGCCAATAAACCTTGGACTGCAGAAAAAATTAAAGAAATCAACCCTAGATCGGTCCTTGACGTAGGTGCAGGTGCTGGAGCGTATTTAGATTTAATCAGGGAGCACCTTGGTTATGAAGTCTATGTAGAAGCAGTAGAAGTTTGGGAACCTTATATCAAAGAGTTTAATCTTGAATCAAGATACGGAGCTGTTTGGAATAAGGATGTCAGGGAATGGAAAACTTTTCCATATGACCTAGTAATCTTTGGAGATATTTTAGAGCATATGACAAAAGAAGAAGCTATTGAGTTGTGGGATAAAGTTAGCAAAACAGCACGTTATGCTATCATATCTATTCCAATTATTCATTATCCGCAAGGTCATGAACATGGTAATCCTTATGAAGAACATGTTAAAGATGACTGGTCTTCCGAAGAAATCCTGGAAACCTTTAGTAATATTAAAGAATATAAAGAGTTTGATATAACAGGAGTATATATTGCAAGGTTTAAAGATGAATCTGAGTCATAAAGTATTTCATCTTGAAGATGCAAAAGAAAGAGAACAGTATTCTGTAAGTATTAATAACTATTTAAACAAATATTCTTCAGAGTTAAAAATGAATGCAATTCGTATATCTGATGATATAGAGCTTAATAAGTTTATTAAAGATAATCCAGATTTTAATTTAAATCCACAAGGATATAACCTTGACAATATACAGGGCTGGCGTTATGGAGAGATAGGTGTCTGGGCTAGCAATTTTACTGCTTGGAAAGAATTCTTGACAACAGCATCAGACTCTGTTATTCTTATGGAAGATGATATTTTATTTGAAGAAGACTTTATACCATTGCTTGAGGAATACCTTAAAGAGTTGCCAGAAGATTGGGATGCTTTCTTTTTTGCAGTTCCCCCAGGTCAATTCCCTAAGTACCACACTAGTTTAGATGTGAACCATAATGTTTGCAAGGTCTATCAAGATCATTGGATGTTATGCTATGTATTAAGTAGAAAAGGAGCTTCTAAAGCCCTTGAGTTTGTAGCAAGGGGAATTGATCTGCCATTAGATTGGTTCTTCTTTAGACAAAAACATATATTTAACTCTTATGCTATCAAGCCAACTACACGAACAGCAGTGTCTGGTTCACCAACTGAAACAACATTTCAAACACAAGTTAGAAAGATAATGCAAATTGATTCCTAAAATTATTTGGCAAACTTATAAAGACCCTTATGATTCTCTTCCTGAGTACATGAGGAGAGCAACACAAACTTGGAAAGATTTGAATCCAGATTATGAGTATCGTTATATGGATGATTCAGAAGCTGCAGATTTTGTTAGAAAAGAATATGGCGAAGAAATTCATAACATATTCATCAATCTTCCTGTTGGGGTAATGCGTGGTGATATGTGGCGTTATCTAATTATTTATAAATATGGTGGTGTTTATGCTGACCTAGATACTGAATGCAGAAGTTCAATAGATAATTGGAAAAAAGAAGAGTATGATTTTATTGTATGCCCTGAACACCAAGATCATTTTTGCCAATGGACATTTGCAGCAAGTGAAGGTCATCCAATCCTTAAATCAGTTATTGATTTAATGGTCAGTAGATTAAAAACTCCTGACTACACTATGCCACATTTTGTGCATTATCTAACAGGTCCAGGTATGTGGACTTCAGCAATATGTGATCATCTAGGTATCCCAAATCAAGATCCTTATGGTAGAGCACATTATGAGGAAAATGTCGGTGGATTGATAGTTGATATGGCTGATTTCAATGTCAGCAATATAGCAAAAGAAAATAAATTTCATTGTTATGCGGGAAGTCAGTGGAGAATCTTTCATCATGATGCTGTTAAGCATTTATATGGAAGCCAAAACTGGAATGAAGGATATGTCAAATGGATTGAAGATGATATCGTGAAAGGTACAAGATAATGCTTAAACCAGTATATAAAGATGTCACCGAATTTAGTTGTGATGATCTTTATGCTCATGCAGTAATGGCACCAGCAGGTCGCATTATCTGGGATAAATGCCATGAGATTGCTCACATGCTCATAGAGAAGAATATTTCATATGGAAATTCATTTCAAAAACCTATTGGTATTTTTAGTAAATTACCAGCAAGGGAACAAACTTTAATCAGAATAGATGATAAATTAAATAGATTAGCTTCTGGACAAAGTTTTGGCGATGAGGATACGATCTTGGATCTTGTAGGGTATCTAATACTCTTATTGGTTCTTGATGATAAGAATCGGTAGTTTATTTTTATCTATGATATAATATTATTATGAATAAGGGACAGAAGAAAAGTAAGAATTTTTCTAGAAATATGATAAATATTGGGGATAACTATAATAGTTGGACGATTATTCGTCATGAATATCAAGGTAATTGGTTGTGTAGATGTGTGTGTGGCACAGAAAAAATTGTAGATGGGTATACACTTATTAAAGGAACCAGTCGTCAATGCCATATATGCGGGAATAAAGAAAGAGCTAGCAAGTTAAAGATAGGGGGCGATCATGTTGCCGCTAAACAAGCATATGCTAAGTCTAGAGCACAAGCAAAAGAGAGAGGCTTTGAGTATAATTTAAGTTTTGATTTTTTTTATTCTATAAGTAAAAAAGATTGTTATTATTGCAATTCATCCCCAGAAGGAGGGTACTGGGAAAATTCTTCTTATAAAAAAGATTGGCATGAAGCCTTTATTTCAAATGGTATTGATAGGTTTGACAACCTTATTGGATATTTAGAGGAAAATGTAGTCCCCTGCTGTATTCGTTGTAACAGAGCTAAAAATAATATGAGTATAAAAGAATGGAAAGAAAAAATTATACAATGGAATGAATGGCTTAATAAATATATGCTTGACATGAACAGTAGTAAAGAGGTATAATTAGATATGCCAATTTATCAATATTGCTGTATAGAGTGTGATGAAGATGTTGAAATAACTAGAGGATTTAATGATCCAGAAGAAATCCCTGAATGCCAGCTAGGTCATAGAATGACAAGAGTTTACAATACATTTGGCATCCAATTTAAGGGTGGCGGATTTTATAGTACGGGAGGCTAAATGTCAGAATTAGAAGTTGCAGGTCAGTTTGATCAAATGAATAAAGTCGTTGAAGAATTGCTGAAAGGTAGTACTTCATCGCAAATTGCTAAAACAACAGGCTTAACTCGTGTGCAAGTTGACAACCATATCAAGACTTGGAAAGAATTAGTCCAAGATAACACTGCTATTAAAGCTCGTGCTAAGGAAGCTTTGGCGGGAGCAGATGAGCATTACAGTATGCTTATTAAAGAAGCTTGGAAAACATTAGAACAAGCAGATGCTCAAGATGCATTACCTGTTAAAACACAAGCACTTAAATTAATTGCTGATATTGAAGCAAAGCGTATTGATATGCTTAATAAAGCAGGAGTTTTAGAGAATAGTGATTTGACAGATCAGATTCTAGAGTCGGAACGTAAGCAAGAAATTCTTGTAAGTATTTTAAAAGAAGTTACTGCTAATTGTGACCATTGTAAGTGGGAAGTAGCAAAGAGATTATCAGAAGTGACTGGGCAAGTTGAAGCGGTAGTAATTAATTAATGTCAGATTTTAATATCTTTTTAGACGCTTTAAGCGGTGATGAGTTTGATGAAACTCCTGTATCTGTGGAACAGTTTGTAACAGATAAGGCGTATCTTGGATTACCACCATTATCTGAAAATCAATATATAATGATTCGTGCTTCTACACAAATTTATAAACAAGATACATTAATAAAAATTTATGGCGAAGATGAAGGCCGTAAAATCTTTAAACAAACATGTAATGAAATTATTATGCAGTTAGGTAAGGGTTCGGGAAAGGACTATACATCAACTATTGCTTGTGCTTATGTTGTGTATCTATTGCTATGCCTTAAAGATCCCGCAGTTTATTTTGGTAAGCCACCTGGAGATGCTATTGATATTATTAATATTGCTATTAATGCTGTTCAAGCTAACCGAGTATTCTTCAAAGGTTTTAATCAAAGAATTGAGAGATCCCCTTGGTTTCAAGGAAGATATATTGCTAAAGCAAATATGGTTGAATTTGATAAAGGAGTAACAGTTCATTCAGGTCACTCAGAATCAGAAGCATGGGAAGGTTATAACGTATTAATTGTTATCCTTGATGAGATTTCAGGCTTTGAATTGGAATCAACATCTGGACATCAGAATGCAAAAACTGCATCATCTATTTATAAAATGTATAAAGGATCTGTTACATCTCGTTTCCCAGATTTTGGAAAAATTATTTTGCTTTCATTCCCACGTTTTAAACTTGACTATATTCAACAAAAATATAATGAAGCGGTGGCAGAAAAAGAAGTAGTTCTTAGACATCATAAGTTTAAAGTAGATCCA